GGTTGGGTTGCTAGTCTGTCTGCTTCTGTGCGTCCAGTCGTTACATATTGGGTACTATTCGTTTGGTCATTTATCCACGTATGGTTTGCATGGAACGCATGGCTAAATGGTGCTCCAGCCGTAGAAGTGTTCAAGACCATGATGACACCTGACTTCTCAGCGTTGTTGTCTGGGACAATAAATTTCTGGTTTTTGGATCGTACTTTAGCTAAACGTGGGCTATGAACCTAGAGATAGCCGCCAGTCTGTGCCGTCAGTTTGAGGGCTTCAGGTCTAAGCCGTACTTGTGTCCGGCGGGTATCCCCACGATTGGGTATGGCAGCACTTATTATGCTGATGGCCGCAAGGTTACTTTAAATGACCTTCCAACGACACAAGAGGAGGCTCATGTTCTTTTGATGCACGAATTGGAGCATAACTATTTGCCCGGAGTTCTGCGTAACTGCCCCAGTTTGATTACTGACGTTCGTAGGTGCAACGCCATAGTGGATTTCTGTTACAACTTGGGTACTGGACGCTTGCAAACAAGTACATTAAAGAGGAAAATCAACGCCAATGATTGGGAAGGGGCCAAGGAACAACTGATGCTCTGGACTAAAGGTGGCGGTAAGGTACTGCCGGGACTGTTTAAACGCCGCACGGCTGAGTGCGCTTTGCTGGATTGACCGATGCCATTACAAAAAATTCTGTTTAAGCCGGGCGTCAACCGGGAGAATACTCGCTATACCAATGAGGGTGGCTGGTACGAGTGCGACAAAGTGCGTTTCCGTCAAGGCACTCCAGAAGTCATTGGCGGTTGGCAACCCATTTCAGGCTATAAGTACGATGGCGTATGCCGTTCTTTATGGAATTGGGCGTCTCTTGCTGGCGCTAACTATATTGGCGTAGGTACAAACGTTAAGTTCTATATTGAACAAGGTGGTTTTTACTACAATATCACCCCAATTCAGTCGACTGTAACGCTTGGTACAAACCCTTTTACAGCCAACGGCACGACCACAGTCACCGTCACAGCAACGACAACAGGCTTGACGATTGGTACGTACGTTACATTTTCTGGCGCTACCGGCACATACGCTTCAACGCTAAATGCTGAATATCAAATTAAAACTGTAGGTACTAGCTCATTCACCATCACAACAACTTCGGCTTTAACTGCTGGCTCTTATGGTGGATCAGCAGTCGTGGCGGCTTACCAAGTTAGTGCTGGCCCTGCAACGCCTGTCCCGCTTCTTGGATGGGGTGCGGGTTCTTGGGGGCAAGCGGGTACTACGTGGGGTAATGGCGGCACATCCACTTCTAGTTTGCGTTTGTGGAACCAGATGAACTACGGCCAAGATTTGATCTATGGCCCACGCGGTTACGGGCTTTACTACTGGACTGCGGCAAACGGTGTAAGCACGCGGGGTGTACTGCTCAATACGCTTGGCGGCACAGTTACGTTTACAAATGCTTCGCCTACGCTTGTGACTTCAACTATCCAATACACAGAAGGCGCAGCTATTCAATTTTCTGGTGGTTCATTGCCATCAGGCGTATCTGCGGCAACTACATACTATGTGTATCAGGTTACTGGGCTTACGTTTAATCTGCTTACTGCCGCCGGTGCAGTGGTTAACACTACAACAACAGGTTCTGGCTCCGTATCTTTGATTGTGGATGTGCCGACTGTTCAGAACAGTTTGACCGTGTCAGATACTTCGCGTTTTGTCATAGTATTTGGTTGCAACGATTATGGACAGTCCTCCATAGACCCCATGCTTATTCGCTGGTCTGGCCAAAATGATCCTTACAACTGGACGCCTGATGCCACAAATCAAGCCGGGTTTGTACGGCTTTCTCACGGCTCGCAGATTGTGACTACGGTTCAGACCCGCCAAGAGATTGTGGTGTTTACTGATTCAAGCGTGTATTCCTTACAATACCTTGGCCCCCCGTACGTATGGGCACCGCAGTTGCTTGGCGACAATATTTCTATCATGAGTCCTAACTCGGCTGTGATTGCATCTGGCATTATTTACTGGATGGGCGTGGATAAATTCTATGCCTATGATGGCCGCGTGCAAACGCTTAACTGCGACTTGCGCCGCTACGTGTTCCAAGACTTAAACCAAGAGCAAGCACTGCAAGTTTTCTGTGGCACCAATGAGGGCTTCAACGAAGTCTGGTGGTTCTATTGTTCTGCTGGTAGCAGTGCTATTGATAAATACGTTGTATACAACTATCTTGAAAAAGTCTGGTACTACGGCACGATGAGCCGCACCGCTTGGTTGGATTCAGGATTACTGCCTTACCCAATTGCCGCACCTTACAACAGCACTACTGCCACAGGCAATATTGTCTACCATGAGGATGGGATTAACGACAATACAACAGGTACAGATGCTGCGATTTCTGCGTACATTAGTTCATCTGAGTTTGATATTGGTGATGGCCACAATTTTGGGTTCGTTTGGCGTGTGTTGCCGGACTTGACTTTTTCTGATTCAACCAATTCTCCGACCAATGCAGTACCAAAAGTCACCATGACGCTGTACGGTTTGAGTAGTTCAGGCTCTGGCAGAACAAGTAGCGCAAGTCAAAATGTGTCTAGCAGCAGCGCCTATGATATTACTGAAGAATTCACGGGGCAGATTTTTACCCGCATGCGCGGTCGCCAGATGATTTTTAAAGTTGAGTCAAATCAACTCAATACAACTTGGCAGCTTGGCGCTCCCCGTATTGACATCCGTCCTGATGGTAGGAGATAAACGTGTCACAAACCAACGTAGTTGCACCCAGCTTACCGCTTGCTCCGGTAGAATACGATCGTCAGTACATGGACAAGCTAACCAACGTGTTGCGGCTGTACTTTAACCAACTGGACACCCCGGGCCCATTGGCGGGCGCGAGTATCAACTTGAACATAAACACCTTGCCAACTCAGGCGGATTTAGCTAACCTCCGGGTAGGAGATGTTTACCGTGACACAACAGCAGCAAATGCTTTAAAGATAAAGGTCTGACATGAGCCTGCACGCACTAGCCAACCACATGGCCTATAAAGGCCGTGGCCCCGATTCGATGCTTGTCCACATGGCCCCCCAAGAAGTTGCGGGGCTACAAGCTTTGGCCATGAAACATGGCGGCACGCTAACCATCAACCCTGATACGGGTTTACCCGAAGCTGGCTTTTTAAGCAAAATCTTGCCTATGTTGGCAGGCGCTGCGCTTGATGCGTTTGTCCCCGGTCTGGGCGAAGCTGTGGGCGGGGCTTTCGGTGTAGGCGCGGCTGCGGGGACAGGTATTGCTGTGGGCGGTGCAACCGCTTTGGCTACTGGCAGTTTGTCTCGCGGTCTAATGGCGGGCTTGGGTGCATACGGCGGTGCAGGATTGACCGAAGGCATAGCGGGTTTGGGTGCTGGAGAATTGGCGCAAGAACAGATTTCTGCAAACATGCCGACTTTAGCTGGACAGGCTCCAGAGCAAATAGCGGATTACACCCAGCAAGTAAACGATCTTCGAACCGCTGGATTACAAGGCGCAAATCAATTACCGATTGCAGATAAGTTAGCAGCAGGGGCAAAATCAGCGGCGACTAACCCCTTGGCCTTTGCTAAAGCTAACTGGATGCCCACAGCGGCAGCGGCTTTGCCTGTGCTAAGCGCAATAGGTACAACAACCCCCATGACCGCTAAGCCTGTCGATACTGGCTACATTCGCCAAAAACTGTACGATCCGTACACACAGACATACAAAACCTTGGCTCCTGTCAAAGCGAATGAGTGGGGCAACCGCAGCTTTTCTGACGCGTACACAAACCCACAAACAGGCGAAATGGCTGCATTGCAGCCCCGCCAAGCAAACCCCATGGCAACTGGCGGTATTGTGGCTTTGGCTGGCGGTGGTGATGTTCAACACTATGAAATTGGGGGCGATGTCAAAACCGCGTTGGAAAACGCGTACGCGGCAAATGATGTTAACAAGATCAATGAAATTGCCGCACAAAACAAAATTACTGCCGCAGATGTAGCCGACACGTACAAAGGGTTTGACACTTCTGGTATCCAAGGTTTGCAGTTATATGCACCCCCAGCAGCACAAGCGACTCCCACGTACACAAGCTATACGCCAGAACAGATTGGTAGTTATTTAACAGCCAACCCAACAGTAGATCTTGGTGCAGCAGAAAAACAATTTAATGCCGACCCCAACGCGGTCAACCAATACATTGCCAGTTTAGACAACCCTTTCCGTGGCTCAACGGATACCACTGGCGGTTCCGGTACGTTAGGTATCTACAACCAGATGAAAGCACAGGGCATTGACCCTAGCGAGTTGTACGCCGCGGCTACCGCAGTTGACCCTAAATACGCCGGTTGGTCACAAGCAGATATTGCCAAAGGTTATAACTTAGATAAAGGTGCGTATGCCCTTTCTAGTCAACTAGGGGGCAACGTCTCTGACAAAAACTGGGCCAAGTACATGGATGACAACGGTTACTCCGTAAACGACATGGCGCAAGCCTTTGGTTTGTCTAGGAATGAAGTCAAGGCGCGTTATGACGCGGCCAAAAAAGAAGAGAAGAAAACGACAGTTACTGGCACAGGTGGTACGGGCGGCATCAACACAGGAAATGTGACAACCACAGTGTTGCCAACCAATCCCCAAACCAACGCGCCCCCCGGCACGACTAATCCGTACGGCAACGTCAATAACCCCGGCGATATTACATTTAACGCTGACGGTTCAAGAACAGTCCAACCAAACATCCCCGGTCGTCCATACGGTGGCTTCTCTGGCATGGATGAAGTTAAAAACGCTTACACTGCTGGCGGCGGTAGTTTGGGTTACACGCCGTACGTTCCTAAAACAGCGGCTGAACATGATGCCTTATTTAATAAACAAACAGACGACTCGCTGGCTGCATACAACTATCTCATGGGTAAGGGCGCTGCTAAGTACCCAACACAAAGTGTTGCGGCTAATACAGCCACAGGTATCATGCGTCCGTATTTTGCAGGCGGTGCACGATACACGCCTAAGTTCTTGACACAGAACGCTGATGGCACTGTATCTTCTAGCACCACAAGTGGTGGAAGCGCTTCTAATTTACTTGCTGCAAAAACCATCAATGTACAAAGTGAAGACGGCACAGTGGCAATAGCGACGCTTGGTAGCGATGGCGCATATCACACCTCAGACGGGGCTGCTTACAACGTAACGGGACAAAAAGTAACCCCGCCTACGGCCATTGCGGAAAGCTCTTCTGGTACAGGCGGCCAAGCCGCAGGGGGCTTACAAGGCTACGCACGCGGCGGAGTTTCGCACCCATTCTTTTCAAAGACAACTGGCAAATTCAACTCGCCTACTCCACAAGTTTACGCAGATGGCGGCTACGCCGTAGGTGGCGGTCTTGGCACATTGGGGGGTTACTCTGATGGTGGTCGTTTGCTCAAAGGCCCCGGAGACGGCGTGTCTGACAGCATCCCTGCAACAATTGGCGCTAAACAACAACCCGCACGCCTTGCCGATGGTGAGTTTGTAGTGCCTGCACGTATTGTGTCTGAGTTGGGTAATGGCTCAACAGAAGCTGGCGCTAAAAAACTTTACGCCATGATGGATCGTGTACAAAAAGCACGAGGCAAGACCACAGGCAAAAACAAAGTAGCGGCCAATAGCCGCGCTGACAAATACCTTCCAGCATAAGGAATAGACATGGCTGATCCAGTACTGCAACAACAGAAAATAGAAACAACATCCATTCCCGACTACGCTAAGCCGTACGTTGAGGATTTGCTGGGCAACGCCCAAGGTCTGACTGACATTAACCAAAACCCCTACATGCAATACATGGGGGATCGCACAGCGCAGTTCACGCCTTTACAACAACAGTCGTACCAAAATGCGGGTTTGATGCAGACGGCTCCTCAGTTGCAAGACGCAACTGCTTTGGCTGGGCAAGCTGGCTTGGGTGCATTGAACACGCAGTACACATTTAACCCGTCTGATTTTGCGTCAACTTTTACCAAAGACGCGCAGGGGAACATGTCTTCCCCCCTAATGAACCCATACATGCAAAGCGTTGTTCAGCGCCAGCAACAGGATGCTCAACGTCAAGCCGATATTGCAGCGCAAGCACAGGGTGCTCAAGCCGCCCGTTCAGGAGCGTTTGGTGGTAGTGGCGATTACCTCATGCGCGGGCAAGCTGCGGCTAACTTAGCCCGTCAAAAAGGCGACATCCAAGCACAAGGTTTAAACAACGCTTTCCAGCAAGCCCAAGGACAGTACAACACCCAGAACCAACTTAACGCCCAACAGCAACAATTTGGGGCGGGTCTGGGACTACAAGGTTTGCAAACAGCCATGACAGGCGCTAATACTTTGGGTAACTTAGGCAATACCCAGTACCAGCAAAACATGGGCATCAACCAGATGCAGAACCAGTATGGCGGTCAGCAACAACAGCAAGTTCAAAACGTACTGACTAATCAGTACCAAGATTACTTGAACGCTCAGAACTACCCGTACAAACAACTGGGCTTCATGTCTGATATGTTGCGTGGTTTGCCTTTGACTCAACAGTCTTCCAATATTTATGCAGCACCTCCTTCTACTGTGCAGCAAGTTGCAGGTCTAGGCATCACCGGTAAAGCGCTGGGAGCGTTTGCTAGGGGCGGCTCGGTTGGTGATCGCCCTGCTGGTCTGGCTGACTTAGCTATCTATAACATGGGCTGAAGAATATGTTTGATGTAAACCAAATTACCTCCACCCTGCGGGGCATGGGCGACCGAGCACTTCAGCAGTACGCTGCGATGAACAAGGGCGATCCGTACATTTTGTCTTTGGCAGTATCCGAGAGCAATCAGCGCAAACAACTGCGTGCGGCGGCGCAAGCACAAGGTGCTGGGCAACAGATGCCCAAGGTAGTCGATCAAGATATTGCGGCTATGACTCCCCAACAGCTCCCTGAGAACCAAGGCATAGCGCAGATCCCCGCGCCCAATATGCAGCACATGGCTGATGGCGGTATTGCAGGGTTTGACGAGAGCACCAACTCACCCATGTCCCGTGAAAACTTAGACAATATGGGCAACACAGGTGGCATGTTTAACTATGCCCAAGATGGCGGTAGCGTCATGCGCATGGCTGGTGGTGGTATGACTGGGTACATGCCCGGGTTTAATAAAACTGGAGCGGTCAATGCCGCTTTTGAAGCTGCGCTCCAAAAGACTTTGGGTTATGAAGGCGGTTACGTTGAAGACGATGCTGGTAAAGGCCCATCAAACTTCGGCATCAATAAGACCGCTAACCCTGATGTTGACGTTAAAGGTCTGACCAAAGATAAAGCCCGTGAGTTGTACAAAAAACGTTATTGGGATGCTATTGGCGGGGATGCCTTGGCTGCAAAGAATCCTGCGTTGGCTACAGTGGCTTTTGATACAGCGGTCAATATGGGTGTAAGCAAAGCCAACCAACTTGTTGCGCAATCCAAAGGCGACCCATCAACACTGTTGGGCATGCGTCAACAGCACTACAACACCTTAGTCAAAGACAACCCAGAAAAGTTTGCTCCCTACGCTAAAGGTTGGAAAGAGCGGGTAGCTGACTTGGCCACATCTGTTATTCCATCTGCGGAAGCTGGCACACTGCCACAACAAACACAACCCGCGCCTGAGTACCAAGGCCAAAAAGCTACGGACACGGGGGAAGGGGCGGGTGCCGGTATTACATCTTTAGCAGGTGCATCAGGTGCAGCCCTAGGCGCGGTAGACAAAATGCGTCAGCTTTACAACACGCACACCCCACTGACCCGCACAGGCTCAATGCTTCGCAACTTGCGTCCCACATCTCAGTTGGGAATTGCTGCGGAAGGTGCTGGTACTGCTGCGGCAGTTCCCGGAATTGTGGGTCTCGGAGGAGGTATGTTGACTGCTGGCGCAGCCAACGCTTTGTCTAACGCTACGCCTGAACAGCTGGAGCAGCTTCAAGGTGACATTGGTAGCGACACAGGTTTAGCTGCCGCCATTATGAATCCCGCAAACAGAGCGCCTGAAAATGCGCCTAAGATGTCTTACGGTGAACAGATGACTAACGTGGCTAAGACACTTGTCGGGCACCCAGATATTGGCAAAATGCGTGAGGCTAATAAAGCCAAAGCCGAAGAAACAAGTCAAATAGAAAAAACTACCGGTATCAACACCGCTGGTGAAGCGCTTGATAAGTTTTACGATCTTGGCCCTGCCGCATTACCTAAGCCCGCAGAAAAAGATGTAGTTGAAGCAGCCAAAGAAGCTACGCCTGCCGCAGAGCGCAAAGGCTTTAACAATGATGATCTGTTAACTTTGGGATTAAGTCTGTTGGCCAATAAGTCTCCAAACTTTATGACTGCGCTTGGCGAAGCTGGATTGGCTACCGTTGCTGGTAAGAAAGAACGTGAGAAGATTGAGCGCGAAGAAGCCAAACTCAAAGGCTCCGAAGAGTTGCAAAAAGCACAGGCCAAGTACTATGGCGCATACGCTGGTGCAATTGAGCGCGGGGCCAAAGAAAAGAACGACGAGTTGGAAGCTGAGAAATTAGTTCGCACATACATGTCCGACTGGGAGAAGAACAACAAAATTGCAAACATCCAAGACCCAACTGCGCGTCTGCAAGAAGAAAACCGTATTCGCCAACAAGTCTATGCAAGTCTTGGCATTAAACCTATAATGGGCACACAGGCCGCACCTGCGGGTGCCGGAGACTTTAAACTAGTCGGGGTACGATAGCCCCATAACAATTAGGACGTGCAGCAATGCCCATTTATAGCGTACAAGGCCCCGATGGGCGTGTTTATGATGTAGAGGGGCCTGCTGGCGCTTCTGAAGACCAGATTGTTTCTTTTGTTCGGGCGCACTACCAAGAGCTAAAACCCAAAGAAGGTATAGGCGCGGCAGTTGGCAAAGGACTTGAGTCACTGCTCTCATCTGGACGCACCGCTGTTGGTGCGTTAACTGGCTCTCCTGAAGAAGCCGCGCAAGCAGGCCTTGAGCGCGGTGAAGCCCTT